AAATTGTGTTTGGAGGAGCATCTTTATCAACAGTGAACGGTTTACCATTGTACTCAAGTGCTGTGAATCCACCTTCAAGGTCCATTGTATTTACATATCTCTTTAACGATGTAAGTAAGCTTTGATATGCTCTCCTTACACCATAACCACCTATGATAAGTGTTACTTCACCATCAGAATTTTCAGACGGAGCATCAAAAGCTTGCTGCATTAATGTTTCAGATATGGACCTTAGCGTGCCTCCATTATCCAGAACAGTAGCAGCCCAGAACTCTTGACCAGCGTTTGCAGGATTTAATCCACCTACAGCACCAGTTTCATTGATTATATTTCCAAGACCATTTAGTTCTTTACCATAGTTACCTGTCCTGTATACGCCATGTGTTGTATCAGTTGTAATTGCAGCACCATCGATTGTTATCTTTTTATTAATTTTGTCAATAGCAGTTATTGTTCTATTTGTTGCAACAGCGGTTCCATCAGCCATAACAAGTATATCAACCTTCATACCAACTCGCAAGTTGCTCATTTTTGTGCTTTCATCAAGTGCGATAGTATTAGTTGCAGTAGAATTTGTAGCACATTTTGCAAGTAAGCCAGTGCCATCACCAAATAATTGTCTGTTTATATCCATAGCCATTGTATTAGCCATACCTTTTACTTCAGAGTCTAATGCTCTTACAAATGCGCCTTTATCTTTTAAAGTAGTTTTTATTACAACTTCTGTGATAGCTATTTGACCCCAATTGTATTTTGGTGTGTATTTTGCAACTTTGTACTGCTGTTTACCTGCATCAGGCAATGGACCATTCTCACCACGTGCACCAACACCCTCGTTAAAACCAGCATGTACAGGTATCACAAATTCTCTACCAAATAAAGCTTCAGAGTCTCTTTTTAATCTCTTGAGTAAAATAGTTTTTGTGTTCAATTGTTCAACAATCGCAGGAGCATAATTCTCTTTTAAAATTGCATCATAAGTAGTTAAATTAGCAGCCATTCAAACCAACCTCCTATTGATTTTGTAATAATCTTGCTAATGCAGCCTTTTTGGCTTCATCAAAAGTTTTAATCTGTCTTCCTCCTGCTGGAATACCGCCTCCACTTCCTTCAGGTGAAGGGAGTGTTCCAGACTGCTGTCTTTTTTGTGCTAAATATTCTTCAATAGCTTGTTTCTTTATCGCTTCAATGTCTGGTTCTTGGAAGTTTTCAGCTTTCCAGAGCTTATAAGCCTTTTCTAAATCAGTTATTCCATAATCAACAGCTGTTTGTAAAATTTCTACTTCGTTTTCTGCAAAGTCTTTATACTTTGCTGATAATTTTTCAATTTCTTTTTCAAGCGCCATATCTTCAAGCTGTTCTTCAAGTGTTCTGAATCTCTCTTCGTATGGGTCTACATATTCATCTGCAAATTCTTCTTCAGTTTCTTCTGGCTCGTAATACTGCTGGTCTAATGAAGCTAAATACTCTTCATACTGTCTTTGGAGCTCCTCAATCTTTTTTTGCCATTGTTTTTCGGCACGTGCCAACCTTTCGCTGATGATTCTGTTTACATCCTCTTGAGTAAAATATCTTTCTTGCTTTGTTTCCGGTGTTTTTTGCCCACCGTCGGCATAATTCACATCTCCTTGACCTAAATCATCATTACCGGCATTTACCCCTGCCGTTGGGTTCATGAATTCATCCATAACTCTCCTTGACCTCCCTTAAATATAAAAAAGCGTGTTTTTACTTAGAAACACGCTTTTTGGCGTTTATTCTGTTTAAAATTGCTTGTACTTTTGGACTTGATGTTTTTCTTTCAGTTTTAGGATGCCAGACAGAAGTAACTACAGTTCTGCCTCCTCTGTCACCTTTTTTATTTAAAATAGCCAAAGTTAATACATGGCTTCCAACTTTCTTCTTCCTCCATGCAACAATATTTCTTTTAGGCGGATTTTTATAATCTTCAACAACATAATTAGCTGTTGTTACAACCTTAATCGGCTTTTTCATACTTACCGCCTTCCTTTTTGTGCTAACTGCTGAAACCTTTTATTACCATACTTTTTACGTCCAATCCATGCTGCAAGAGCTTCAGGATTATACGCCCCCTGTTTGCGTAGGCGTTTCACTAATGCCCGGAATCTCGCTCCCGTTCCCAGTTTCGGTTTGCCCACCTCCAGTACCTCCTAACATATCAGCTAAATTTGGCATAACACCGCTATTTGGTTGTTGTAATAACTGCTGTAATTGTGACATCATTCCCCCTTGTTGCTGTAGAAAACTTTGATGTACGGCTACATGCTGCGCAAATAATTGTTTTATCTCGTCAGGTAATGCATCGTACTCTTCAGTCTTTCTAAACTTGTTGTGTTCATAAATATGCACTTCATGGTTCTCAAAATCTTCTGGCTCTTCATATTGACCTTGTTTCATAAGTTCATTTTCTCTTTGTGCTTGTGAAGTATCTAAATCAATATCATCGTAAATTCCTTCCACATCACCAAACTCAAGCAGTTTTAACACAACTTTCGGGTCTTGAATTATCCTTTGCTCCCACAGTGAAATAATAAATTCCTGTTTTGCAACTCTGCTTTGTGGCAAGCTTGACCCTGCCTGTACTTTTGCATCTACATCTTCCGGTATATCTCTTCCCATAAATGTAAACACTTCAACAGTATTGTTTTCTCCCACAATTCGTCCTACTCTTGGTTCTATATAAAACTGTCTTACAAGTCTTAATTTCAATGTTTCAACCTTTTCTAAAGCTTTTTCATAACTTTGAGCAGTAACAGTAAGCCTTGTATCATCCTGCTCTTGCAGGTATGCTATTGCAATACCAGACCTTAAACCTGCTGGAATTTGTGCATGTGATACTTCATGCTGACCTGAAACATCATAAAATTCACTTCTTATTTGGTCGAATTCTTTCCAGAAGGTAGCTGGGACATCAATTCCCCTAATTGGCTCTGGTCTTAAACCTGCAATAGGAACATATTCTATATTTTCACCCGGAGCAGAAGTAATTTGTGCCTCCAGCGACCCTTTAGGTACAAGCCATTTAGGTTTTGACATTAAATTTCTTATTTCAATTGCCTGTGAACGTGCCTTGTTATAGTTCATTTGAGGTTTTATAAGGTCTGTTACTACCGAATCACCCCAAAATCTGCCCGGAACTGGTATATGAGGGAAAGCTGCAAAAGGAAGTATGCCTTGTTCATAAGGATTGTCACCGGCAAAAAGTACTTTGTCTTTTACATAAACAACATATCTGCCTTTTGGATATTTGCTTGTTGGTCTTTGCCAAAATTCTTTTACAACAACACCTTTTCTAATATTTTGGCTGGTATTATCTGTTAATAAAAACATTTTGCCTTCAAGATATTGATTTACATTTATTGCCTCTGGCTCAACTTCTACACCATATTTTTCAGCCACATACTCAGCCGAACGGATTTTTACATGAAAACACCAATTCATTTCATCGATTGTTGTAGCATATGGGTCTGGATAAAATTCAAAAGGTGAGACAGCACTCAAAACCACCTCACCTAATCGTGTACCTTCATCATCTATGACTTCTCCGGCTGTTGGGTCATAATAAACTTTAAAAATACCTGTACCAGTAACAAGAGCCCATAAAAGAACTTGTTTTCTTATCTCATCCGTATTGGTTTTATCCCATAAATACTGCCTAATTTTTTCTGCTCCCTTAGCTTGGTTTACCCTATCTGGTTCATTACCAGTAGGTTGCACACCTATAATTGGCTTTTGTTTCATCAATTTCGCTAATTCAGTCCTGACAATAGGTCTTATAAAATTTACTGTCGTCAGTACTCTCCATTCTGGAACTATGGGTCTTTCTAAACTTTTAGTTACAGGATTCCATATAACCCACTGTTCTCCTAAGTAAAATGACAAATTAATAAGCCACTGTTTTTCAAGTGGCATTCTTGCGTTTTCTGCTTCCAATAATTTTTCGTCTAAATCCTGAATAAGCTGTTTGTCTTTTATTTTGTTTTTTATTTCATCAAAAGATATAACCATATTAATTCACCACACTTTACAGGTTATAAAGCCTTGCGTCTAAATCTTCATAAACAGCATTTTCTTGCATTTTTTTAGAATTTTCATCAACATTTTGAAGTGTTTTATACTCAACATAATCTTTAGCCATAATCCTGTCTAAGAGCATTTGCCTTTCTATAAACCACTGTCTTTTTTCTCTTTGCATTTCCATAAACCAATAAAAATTAAACGCCAAAACTATTATGACAAACAAATATTCCATCATTTCTCACCCTCCAATTCTTCTAAAAGCGATTCGATAGCATAATCAATATCCATCGGGACGATTTCTCCATTCGGTTTGAACACTTTTGGTGCATAACTCAAAGCTTTTTTACCTTCTTCTGTTTGAAAATAGTTATAAAGCTCATTTTTTATTGCTTCTTTGGTTGTTTTACTCATTTTTTTACCTTTCTGAAAACCATGTTTTTTAGCTATTTTAAATAAATCATCTCTCGCCATCATAAAAAAATCACCTCTTTTTTGAGGTAAAATCTTGTTTATTCTCTAATTTAGGTTTTTCTAAAAAATTTTTGTTGTAAACTTCAGCTATTTCTTTCGCACAATTCAAACACAAATAATCGACAGGGCTTACATCTATATAACCTCCTGTTTTAACCTGTCCGCAAATTATACATGCACCTAACATATCAGTTTTTACCAGTTTCATACAAAAAACCTCCTTAAAACCAACCACTTTCTTTTGGTTTTCTTGCATTAAATGCCCGTTCAATAGCAATTTCAAAAATTGATTTTTTCTTCTCGCTTTTAACATGAGGTACAAATATTTCAAGAGCAGCATAAGCAGCAGCATCCACTTGGTCGTCGTGTGTTCCATTTGGGAACATCAAAAGCTCATTTTCAAAATCATTAAGCCATTCAGCACCTGACAAATGATACACCTTGCCATTTTCATACCTTGCTGCTAACGGCTGTGCTCTTGCCCATTTGTCTTTATCTGGCTCTAATTCTCTGATTGGTATTCCTTTACGTAAAACCATTTGTATAAGTGCTGTTTGATACGCAACTTTTTCTATCCCAACATATGCAGGTTTCCATTTGTAATAGTTATTAACAATTAAATCTACTTGGTCTGGACCTTCTATTCTGGTTCTGATGTTATCCAAAAGCAATAAATCTGATTCAGGTGTAACTGCCCATGTCTGCAAAACAAAATAATCAGCAGTTTCTTTTGTACTTATTGCAGGGTCGCATACTTGGAATATCCAGCAGTGATTTTTGTGGATATATCTATTTCCATCAAGTACATAATAATCATTCTCTATTGTAAAGTGCTTAAAATACTGCTTCTTAAATAAACCTCCTTCAGCAGGTTGAGGTCTTTGTTGATACAAAGCTGTAAACATGTGATTTCCTAAAGCAGCTTTAATGCTTTCAATCTCTTCAAGTGAAAATCTTTCAGGCCACAGAGGTTCTCCAACTTTGCGACCTAATATGTCATTCTCTTCTGCCAATGCAGGAAGAGAAATAACATCCCATTTTTCACCATCTTCTTCAGCTTGTTTCAAAAGCCTACCAGCCAAATCATCTTCATGCCATCTTGTCATAACAAGTACTATTGCACCATTTGGAGCAAGCCTTGTTCTTAATGTTGACCTATACCAGTCCCATATTTTTTCTCTAATAATGTCACTTTGTGCTTCTTCCCAGTTCTTGACTGGGTCGTCTATAATAGCTACATGAGCACCTCTACCGGTAATAGGACCACCAACACCAGCCGCTGTTAAACCGCCTCTATGGTCTTGTAATCCCCATCTTTCAACAGAGCTTAAAGTTTTTGATATTTCAACGCCAAATATTTTTGGACCCCATTCCTTAAACGTGTCTCTTGCAATTCTTGAAAAATCAAATGCCAATTCTGCTGAATATGAAGATATAATTATCTCTTTATCTGGATTTCTACCTAAAAACCATACTGGGAATTTCTTTGATACAACTTCACTTTTACCAAATCTTGGTGGCATAAACACCATTAACCTTTTTAATTCTCCTCTTTCTACTGCTTCAAGCTTATCACACAGCAACTCCAAATGTTTCGCAGGTTGCCATTTACCACGACTTTCAAACTCAAGAAAAAACGACAAGTTTTCTCTCGCACTAAGTAGCATTATCTCTTGTAATTGTTTTTCTGAAAATTTCTCTAATTGCTTTTCTAACTTCAGGGTCTTTGAGCGCTTCTTTGTCGATTTCATATTTATCACCTATATTTGTAATATTAACAAGCGCCTTATTATCTGGCGGTTTAACGCCAATTCTATCTAAAATTTCTCTTATTGCTTGCATTGCTACCCACACATTTTTATCGTTCATCAACTGTACAAGCTTATGCGCAGCTTCTTCAGCATGAGCAATTAAAATTTTTTTAGACTCATTTAAGGCTTTTTCATGTAATTCCTGAACCATATTCTGAAATTCAGGCTTTTCTTTCCAGTATGCTATTGTTCTCAAAGTTACTCCAACTGCTTCAGCTGTTTCCTGCATTGTTTTACCAGCAGCAAGCATTTCAGCAGCTTTTAGATGTCTATCCGTGATTTTCAACTACATCACCACCTTGTCTAAACACTCCGTCCCCACCCTCGTTCACTATACATTTTGGAGTGTGATCCCTCCTGCAAAAGCAGGCAAAACCTTTTTAATCATATCGAAACATGAAAATCCTTTCTTGTACCATCAAGTCTTATTCTTGGACATCCAGTTTTAGAAGGCGGAAGCATCTTCTCTTCTGCGTAGCCACCCCATTCTATAAAAGACGCACTACTCACATAAAGTCTCTTAACCTTGTCAATCCTTTTATGCCTAACATCAGGGACAAGATAGTAATCTGCAAAACTTTGCATATGGTGTATGTGCCCTGTTATATAAATGTCTGCCAAAACAATTTCACTTGCCCTTTTAAGCATATTAGCTTTTGCACCTGCTGTCCTTCCTGCACCAGTCCCATGAGTGCAATAAACCGTATAGTTTACTCTGCCATTGTTTTTGTAATTCCCAAGTTTTATATTAAAAAAAAGACCTTCTCTATCATAATCACATTCTAAAAGCATAGAGAGGTCTTCAGATATATCATTTCCACTTTCTCTCTAAATTCTTTTTTCATGATTTCCACTAACCATTCCTAAAATCCTATCTTTTATCGGCTTTAATAAATTAAAGGCATATTTCTTAGCCTGCTGTGGATTTTTCAATTCGCTGTAAACATCACTTATCGAATTTTTGGTAGCACAATTTAAAATGTCACCAAGCAGTATAACAAAAGCATTTTCCTGCTCTTTTACCCAATCTCTTAATTTAATAAATTTTTCTTCGTTAAAATACACATCGCCTATATGCAAATCAGAGATTGGAATTATGTACGCAAAATCTCTATTGCCTAAATCCTTCTCTATATATCGCAAAAATACACCTTCTTTCAGGTGAAAAATGTGTTTTAACCTGTAAAGGGGAACTATAATTTGTAGATGCCAACCTTTGATGCCTCCCTTCGTAAGGGCTCTAATGCTGTATATTCCTTAATAATACATTCTAGATATTCTTTATCAGAACCTTTGCTTTTTCTCTCCAGTCTTCTTTTTCTAGCAGCTATTAATCTTTCTTTAGTTGGACTGTAGATTTTCTCAGCCTCTTTCATATTCAACCTCCTCCCATATAATTTTGATCCAGTACTTTCTTCTTCTTTAAGGATTTTTTCCATTGGAGGAGTGGAATATACTATCTTTATCATATCTTCATACGATTTATAACTCAACTCTAAAATAATTCTATCTGCTATATACCTTTTATTGGCATCCAATGGAAATTTGATTGCTATATTTGTATCACTAGGTTTATGTAAATATACTTTTCTTCCATCATGGTAGCAATTGGTTAAAAAATAAAAGCAGGACAGTTTTTTGTTGTTTCTGGAGGCAGAAACGCCCTGCGCCAAAAACTGCACTTAATTCTTTTTATACCCAATATCATAATATCATAAAAAATGCCTAAAAAAGTCCCGTATTTTTTAAAATTTCGCGTCATATTATGATGACGCAAAAATGACGTAAAATTACTTGACTTACACAGTAATAAAAAAACACATCTTTTAAAAGCAAAACGATATAAGAACTACATAAAAAAACACATTAAAACGACACAAAAACGACACCTTTAAGCCTTGAGAATACTGGCTTTGCGGGTTTTTGAACGACACTGAAACGACACAAAAACGACACTGAAAGCATCAAAAAAACGACGCTTCAAAGCCTTGATACAACTGCATTTGCGGGATTTCGAACGACACAAAAACGACGCACCAACCATCAAAAAAACACACAAACAAGAATATAAGAATAAAAAGAAATATATAAGAGTTAGATATTCTCTTTAAAGTTAGTATATCTATAATTAGTTAGTAATAAGAAAGATTATAAGAAAAAAAGATTATATAAATTCTTTTTATTTTTTTTATCTATAACTAGAAAGAATAAAAAAAATAATCTGAATGGAAGAAAAAGTAATTTTAAACTGGTAGGGGTATTATATATATTTTCTAAACCAGGATTTAATTTTTGATTTTACGTTTTTTAGGAAACATAATGTAAACTTTAATTCATATTCTAGTGAGAAAAATATAAAATATACTTTTTGTGCTTTAGTTAAAAGATTTTTGGTTAGTGTGTAAATATATGTGCGGAATAGCGAGACATTTTACGCCACAGCCAGCCGGTGGAACGTGACTACTAAATGGACCACAGGGTACCGGCTCTTTCAGGCTGGCAAGACAAGATATAGTAGTGTAGCGAAAATAAAACACAAGATATTGTGTAGGTGACAAGGCATAAAAACACACACGCAAAAGGCATAAATTTGGCTCAGAATCGTTTTTAAAACGCAAGGCATAGAAATATATCTCTGCACAAAATAAAAAAGCATATAAGGCAAATAAAAGCTTGTGATTGATTTTGAGCACAAAAGCAAAAAATAAAAAAGGCAAAAGAGGTACAAAAGTAGTAAACAAGCGGTTCAGAGGCATTTAAATAAAAAATCTAATTAGGCAAAATAAATATTTCGTCTAATTATATCGCATTAAAGCGTAAAAGCAAAACAAGATATTGTGCAAGGACAAAATAAAAACACAATATATTGTGATGGTAGACAAACATAAAAAAATGGCTTTTAGAGGCTTAAAATTGGCTCAGAATCGTTTCTAAAGTGTGAAGTAATAGTTTTATACCTCCGAGAAAAATAAAACGCTTTTAGAGGCGATTAGACAGGCTGGTAAAATAACAGAGAAAAACAACAGAAATAGTTTTAAATTTGTCTTTTACTTCCTAAATTGTTATGGTCAAAGCATAACAATTGTCTTGGTACGGGTATAACAATTGTGAAGGTGAAAGGCAAAAGTGTAACATCCGTTACTCACCTTCAGACTTATCCACAACTTATCCACAACGCTATTTTACTTGTTTTCAATACACTTTAATACACATTCGATACACATTAATACACATAAAAACACTTTTCTTTTTTCTTCATTTGCGATGCAAAAAATGCATCGTTTTTTTGTTTCTACACATCGCATTTGTTTATTTTTCTTCAAAACTTTTTCAAAAAAATTTTTTTAGATTTTTTTTAAAAAAGTATTGACATCAGGAAGACATGGTGTTATAATGTAGACAGGAAGAGGGAAAACAAACCCTTCCGCTCAACCTGCTATTGCAGGAAAAATTAAAGGAGGAGATTTAAAATGATAAAAATGCAAAAAATTAAAATAAAAGAAAATGCTAAAAAACTTTCGCCCAGAAGAGAATTTTGGGGCGAACAACGTATTGAAGGAGAAACTATTATACCAGCCGGCACGAAATTATTTCACGTGTCGGTTATGGGAAAAATAAAGGCATTTGCGCCGGTTGTTACTTGCTTCTCCCCAGAAAAACCGGTTTTACCGGGCGAAATATACCTAGCAATTGTTAAAAAGGATATAAAAGCAATAAAGGTAGACAAGATTGAATACCGCATAGATTTAGGAGAATATCAGGACGCAATAGAAATATATTACATTGGAAAAACAGAGCCGAGCAAGTATATCAAAGAGCTTTGGAACGGAGATAGACGAATTCGTTGGTACAGACCAAAGCATTACAGCTTATGTAGCGAATATAAAGACCTTGAAGAAGCTTGGAATAAAGAAGAAGAAACACTTTCTTCAGAAGCCATGCAAAATGGCTGGAGAATAGTAGAAGGTTAGCAGGGCTAGGGACAAGACCGAGAATGCCGGTCGGGGGTTCATCCCCTTCCGCTCAACCTGCTATGAGCAGGAAAAACTAAAAAGGAGGAGATTGAAATGGTGAAAGTTCACTGGGCTGCTGTAATGGATGGGGCGGTCCGAGAGGAAATGAGCAAAATTATAATGGAGATTGAAAATACTAAATCAGATATGAGGGCACTGCAACGTGCCTTTGAAAAGATGGAAAAGGAGGGTAGATTACCGGAGTCTTGGAAAGGACTCCATTACTTCGAACTCGATGAGTATAAAAGGTACAAGCGTCGTTTAAACGACTTGTATCTTGGTCTCACTATCCTGTCGCATTATATCGCAACAGGAGAAGACCTCGGCGTAAGCAAAGTAAAGGCTTACCGCTGGGGCAGCGACGTAGTAGTAAAGGATTGAGTAGCCGATACGCCTATTTAAAAAAATAAAGGAGGAATAAAAAAATGTTCATTTTAAAAGAATTTTTTGTAAAAAAAATAAAAATCGTAGTAGGGGACATTCCCTACTATGCTGGGATAGACTTGCATATTCGTCCCTCCCAGAAATGGGAGGGGAACATAGGAGTAGCCGTCCTCTACAGGCCGTACAGATGCGTTTTAGAGCCTGTAGAGGTATGTGGGCTTTATCTCGGAGATGAAGCCTCTGAGGAAGAAATTACTAAGCTTAAAAAAGCAGTTACTACGCTTGCCAATATATTTCAAGTCCCGGCCTCATTCATAGACGAGGACGAAGAAGGAGGGAAGCGTCGCCAATTCGACGACGACCCTCCGCATTGTGTGTACGTCATTTCCCCTTTCAAAAAGGGGATAGACGGCTGGGAGTAAGAAATTTCTCAGCCAGCAAAAAATAAAAAAAAATAAAGGAGGAGTAAAATGTCTACATGGGCAGTTGTTTATGTTATTCATGTGCACACGCCGTACAGACACATTCCACAG